GGTAGCGCTACCCGCAGGGAGGCCCCCCCCCGGAAGGACCCGTAAGGGGGGTGGGGTATACCTTCCTCCCTGTCATTCCTTCCAGGCAAACGATTCCCCCCCACAGGCCCCACGAGGGGGGTATGCTGAAAGAACGGCCCTTGATTGAGCCAACACGCTACCCCTACCGAATTGCGCGACAATGACCTCCAGCCAACCGAAGCCCTCCCTTGGGCAGATCGTTCTTTATTATCGTCGAGACAACACCGAGGACGATGAGAACCCCATCGAATATCCTCCCCTTGCGGCCATGGTGCTGGGGTATGGGTCAATGGGGGGCTTAAACCTCCTCGTACTGGGGGAGGGGTCAGAGGCCGACCTTGCGCGCGGGCGTAGGGGCTCTCTCATGCGCTCACGTACGGCCGTCGATCATATAGGAGCTCTCGCCTCCATGCCCAACCCTCCGGCTCGTTGGTGGGACTTCCGACCAGAGGACAAGACCTTCTGGGGGACCGCTACGCTATCCGGCGCTCCGCTTCCTCTCCACGCCTATCGCTACCTTTGTAGTTGCGGCTCCCTTTGGCCTTTGGCCGTTACGAATTGCTCCCAATGCGGGGCGGATCGCGGTCCCGATGTCGACCTTTGGCTCCACCTTGAGGACCTCGGCCAATGAAAAGCGCGGAGAAAAAAATCATGGAGCGGGCTTTGGAGCTTTGCGATTCGGACGAGGCGGAGCGCTCGTTTACTACCGAGGTCCTTGTGTTGGCTTTGCGTGTCGTCGTTGAGACCTACGATACGCGCGTAGGTCGCCCAACGGCTCAAACCCTCCTGGCCTTCGCCGAGGCCTATCACGAAGCGATGGGGGGTCCGGAATGAGAGTCCGCCATGTCGCGAAGTCCCAACCCATCGACCTTGCGGCAATGACAAACGAGCTTGAGATCGACCAGCCGGTCGAGGAAGGGACTTGGGAGCTCGTCGTCGCGGAGGTCGTTCAAACCGGAGCATGTGTCTCGATAGTCTCGGTCTGGAGAGGCCTTGTGAAGGGCGATCCGTTTTGATTGCGTCTTTCCGAATCAAAGTCGCCGAGTCGCTTATTTGGCTCGCGTCCCGAGCATTGGGAGAAAGCGGCCGTAAGCGATCCCAGGAGCTTTCGACGTTCTTTCTCGATGGTAGCGACGCCGCGCGGCTTGAGATGATCCGAGGCGTCGTTATAGAGCTACGCGAATCGGCTCAAGAGAGCATCGACAAGTTCTCCAAGGCCTTTCCAAGCGTGCGCGGCGCGCGTCTCGACGATTGCACGAGCTGGGAGCGCGACCTACGCGCGACCGCTGCCTCGCTCGAGATCTTTTACGGCCTTCACGATTGATGGAGCGAGCTCTTTGGGTCGGCATCGTCTGGACCGTCGCCCTTCTCCTGGGCAATCTACTTTTGCTTTGCGCTCTTGATCGCTTGCCGCAATCGAAGCTCGAAGGCCGGTCCAATGCGCCTCGCGGCGACCTCCTTTACCTCGCGCCGGATCGGCCATCGCTTGCGGATCTTCACGCGCTTTCGGAGGAGATAGAAGATCCCGAGCTTGCCCGTCGTCTTACGCCGACGCTTCGGGCGGACGGTGATCCGTTGTTTCTCTTCGAGCTCCTTGGCCTGGAAACCCGGCTTGTCTCGAAGCGTGCGCGGCTTGTCGGCCTTTCGGATGCGTCCCGTCGATGTCCGCTTTACGAGCCGTGTCGGGATTGTGAGGCGATGCCCGCGCTTGGCTTTCTTGGTTCCACCGATCGCCTGGAGCGTTAGGAACTCCGCCCATTTCCTCGTACCGACGATCGCGGTAATCGGCTTCTGGTTCTTATGGGATCGCTTGACCCATATCGCCGACTTGGCCAGGTTCTTTCGCCTTACCTTGAAGTGTCGCGGGAACTTCTGAACGACATTACGCCTTGCGTCGATCGCAACGTCGTTGATCGCCCTCGAGATCGCAAAGGGCATCTGACGCTTCGCCATCGCCTTCCATTCCCTCGAGGCCCGCTTCGCGTCCTTCGTTCCGATTTGAAGCTTTACGCCTCTAACCATCGTCGTCGCCCTTGCCGGCTCCGGGGAGCAACCCGAAGCGGCGGAGGACGAGCAAGATACCGACCAACGCCGCCGCGCTTCCTCCGCCGAGAGCCCATTCGGCGCGGTTGTTATCGACTACGACCGTGGCCGTGTCCTTTGCGTGCGACAAGGCCGCGTGCGCTTGCGATTCGACAACCTCGTCGGCCGCATGATGGATCGAATCGACGAGCCGATCCGTATCGATTCGAAAGGCGGTCTTCTCCTCCTGAACCACCCGAGTCGGCTTGACCTGATACCGGACGCCGAAGAGGAACGCCTCTCCATCGAGACCGCCAGAGCGAAGGCCGTCGATGTCGCTCCTCATTACCTCGAAGTAAACCCCGTCGGGGATCATGCCGGCGCAACCGCCGAGCGCGAGGATCAGGGGAAGGAGCGCGGCTCGGCCGGCTTTGCCTCGGGAGCGACCGGCGCGGGGCCGACGGGCTTCGGCTTCTTGGCGGTCTTCTTTTTGACGATCGACTTTACCGTCGGGTCGCTCGGAGCGTCCCAGCTTGGGAAGTGATTGGGGTCGTTGCATCGGGCCAGGTTCCGTAGGTCGTAGTCGGACCCGTTGGGGAGGACCATTGTTACGTCGAGACAACCGCTCTCGCGCACTTTGATAACTTCGCCATGGCCCTCCAGGCGGCGCCGAGGCGTCCCTCTATAGTAGACCGTGACGATCGCCCCCACCTTTGGGTCGAGCTCGGCCTTACGCGGGTCGTCGGATTTGGCGGGGGGCTTTGCTTTTGATCTTTTGGCCATAGTCGTTTTCTCCAGGAAGCCCAACGGTAAGCCGTAGACTAAGAAAAGCAAGGGAGCCGACCCCCTCGTTCAAAAGGGAGCGGCTCCAGTTTTCCTAGCAGGAAGGGAAGGCCTTACTTAGGCCGGTTCGCCCGGCTTGTCCAGCGAGGTCTCGATGGCGGCGAAATTCCTCCAGTTTGCGCGGGCGTGAGCGGCAGGCTCGTTACCTCCTCGTCAACGTGGACCGTCCCGCCATATCCGCCTCCTCCGGCCGTGAAAAATTGCATTCCTCTTTGGGCCGTTCTGGGAGAGCCGGCGTCGATCCAGTCCCCATTTCCATTTTGGTATTCGCGCCGGCCTAGCTCCCAAAGGGGCCAGGCCGGCGCGGTCGGGGAGGGCGCGACAGTCGCGAAACTAGCGCCGTTCCCAGGGTCGCCCGTCCGTTGGCCGGGCGTCCGTTCTCTAGCCCCCGCCGCCCGGGGGCATGGGCGGCGGAGCGGGTTTCGGGACGTTGGGCGGGAAGACCTTCGCCAGCGCCTTCGCCAGTTTTCCGAGTCTCCGGGCCGCCGACGCCGAACCTTCGTTCGGTCGTTTCTCGACTGACGCGGTGACTCGAACCGGCTTCAGTGGGCCGTTTCCGTCGAAGTCGTGTTCCCAGTCGATCGACAAGACGTCCCTAGGCTGGGTTCCTTCCGTCATGGGAAGGCTTCCGCCCTCTTCTCCAGGATTCATTTCTGGAGCCCATGGAAGCTGACCACGAGCGCCGGCCGCCGTGGCCCCTCCTCCAAAAACGATCCCCGAGCTTCCGGCGGCGTCGTGGGAACAGCTTGGGGGATACAGTTCGGCGGCCTGGGCGACGAGATCCTGGAACTCTTCGAGCGCGTCGTCCTGGCTCTGACCGGGGCTCCGTTCATACCGAACCGTGACCGTTTTACAGTCGCCGGAAAACCAGTGGTCCGACTCCCACGAGATCGACATGACATCCCCGCTTCCGGCGATCCCGTCCGTCGTGATCGCTTGGGAGCCACCTCCAAACCGACCGCCCAGCAACTTCGCGACACCCGAGATCCCGACTAGAACGTGGGGGGCCTGGCCGTCGACCTCCAGCGACGCGAACGATCCCGAAAGGGTCGGGGTGAAGTGGAATTCAGCCGGGAGCGCTGAATCGCGCTCGTCCTCCGTTGTCAGTGGGCCGGAACGGCCGTTCGTTTGCGCAAAGACTCCGCCCACGAGGGCGAGGAGCGCGAAAAGGTGTGAGGGTCGCAATTTTTCTCCTTTGGTTTCCCCCCGCGATCAGTCGCCGCGGGGGTGTTTCAGCTCGTATTCGGGCCGCCAAGAAAAATCGGCGACCCCTAAAACCTACCCCGAAAATTCAGGAGCGGGGATTATTTCGCCCACGAAAACCACCCCTTCGGCGCGTTCAGCCTCGGCGGCCTGACATTGGCGACGTTGCCAATTGCGTCGACCGAGACGTGGGCCGTAACGGTTCCGTTGGGCCCGCACTTGTATTTGTCGCCGTCGGCGACGTCCGCCGAAGCAATTGCCGCAAGCGCTAGTGTCGTTGAAGCAAGCGTAAAAAGCCGCATGCTTCCTCCTTTCATTTAGGTTTTTGGCGGGGGTCGTCTATTCGATCCCCATTCGCCCGCCGAGCCGAATAAGGTCGTTCCAGCCGAGATAGGCGTCGCCGATCCCAACTTTATCGTATGCCGAGGCGATCCACGGCTCGTACCCAAGCCATAGGCGCTTGAGCTTGCTCCGGTCGTCCTTGGTCGTCGCGCGGTCCTGGATATCCGAGATGATCGCCTGGGTCGTTTTGTAGGTCATAACAAGCTCGAAGGCTTCGAGGTCGCTATGGGTCAGGCGGTCGTAATCGTCGGGGGTCGGGAAACCCTCATAAGGAGGCCATTCTCGATCCCATCCGTATCGGTGAGCCTTGCCCTCGTCGTCGCCGATGATCTTTTGGATTTGGTCGATCCGCAACCGAAGCCAATACTCCATCGACTCGGGACTCGGTATCCAGTCGGGCGAGACCTTGCTCCAGTCCTGGCGCTCCCAAAGCTCTTTCTCGAGGGCCAGGTCGGGGCGCGCGGTCGAGATCGCCGCGAGCGCATGCTCTAGCTCGAGGCCGTCGGCCAGGCTTTCGGTATGCTCGACCTTTGTCTCGCTGAGCATCCCATCGAGGTCGCGCGCGATTCGACGATACATTCGGCCTCGAGCGGGGTTGTCGATCGGGTCGGGCCCGGATTGGGGAGGAGATCCCTCCTTGTCGATGAAACCCAGGAGGAAAAAGGCGGTCGACGCCATGAATAGACCTCCAATAATTACCCAATCCCATAGCGGGCCCTTGCGCTCGGGCGGCAAAGGCTCGGGCGTCCTCGGCGCCGGATCGATGTCCCATATCATCGCGAGCCGATCCTTATCGATGCGTCGGGTCCGAAGGCGGCCGTCGACGCCGCTCGAGTAGCGGCGCGGTCGAGCTCGGGGCCGTGTCCGAGCTTGCACGTCTTTACCTCGTCGTGAGACACCGGCCGGCGCTTGCCTCCGACAATCTCCTCGACTCTGAGGATCGCCGTCCGACATTGGAGCTCTTCGGGGTTGTCTCCTGGCTCGATAACCGCGCGGCCGATCCAAAACCAGCCGCGGAACACGAATTCAAAGTCGACCGGGCGGCGAAGCGTGAGGTCGGGCGCTTCGCGGGGCTTTTCGTTCTCCATTGGCTCGACCATAACGAGAGGCGTGATTTTTGGGGTGAAATTATTCCACTAGAGTCGGTAGCCCCTTCCCTCGGATGATTCCGAGGGCCTGGACAATCTCGGAGAGCCCCGCGCTCCTCCAGGCGCGGACAAGCCAACCCGCCCTCGAGCGGATCCTGTCTCCCCTGGCCAAGGCGCAAGCGAGCAGGGCTACCGATCCCTCGAATCGTTTCCGATCGGCGGCAAGGCGCCAAGTGTTCCGGCCGCGGAGCGGGCAACCGATCCTCCGGAGCCCGATCATTATCTCGAGCGGGTCGGCTTTGGCGCGTATGAGCTTCGCGAGCTCAAGGGCCGCGACCTTCGATTCGACCTTTGCGGGCTCCTCATAGTCCTCGAGGGGAACGGGCTCGCTCGCGGATCCTACCGCGCGGAGGGTGGAGAATAGGTCTCGCCTCTCGACGGCCGCGTCCTCACGCCAGGAACCGAACGCGTCGGCCCATTTATCGGGGTTGTGGCGTGTTTTGGGCTTTTGTGACAGTAGCTCGCGACCGACTTCCTCCCACCAAACCGCCGCGCGGTCGGATTCGAGGATATGGATCGTGTCCGCATAGCGAGGCCGCTTCTCGGGGCTCGTCGTATAGACGGGGATCCAGTCTCCAGGGGAGCGCATGATCGCCAAGCTTTGCTCGAGCGCCGAAAGGTGAGCGCGGAACGTCCGGAGCGACCTCGGCTCCTCGCCGTAATACGTTCGCCAGGCGCGGCGCAACCCCTCGGGGCCTACTCGAGCGACTCCACCGGGGACGTACCATTTGCGATTTGGCCGAAGATTGAGCGGGCATCGCATGTCGAGGAGGAGGATCAAAAGCCGAGCTCGAAACTCCCGAACGTCCTTCCGGCGGCTTGTAGCCTCGACAATATTCGTAAGGCGGCGGGATCTCTCTTCGAGAAAAGCGACGGGATCGATGTCTCCGCGCTCGTCGTAGGGGAGGAGTCTCGCGGCGCCCATAAGATCCCCTTATGATTCTCCGAGTAGGGGTCGCGTCGTCGTAACGGTCATTGTCTCGCGGCTCCTACCGACGGACCTTTAGGAGGCCTCTCCCTCCTGGGGTCCGTCTTTCAGTTACCCGCAAGTCGGACAGTAGAAAACGGCGAGGTAATCCGTCAAGAGCCGGTCGGTCGCCGAAGGCGTCCGAGCGCCTCGGGAGAGCGGGCCTGCCCATACGCTTCTAAAAATTCCCCTTCTTAATGCTTGAGGGTGGAAACTTCTTCGCGCGTTCTCGACGCGTAATCGAGCTTTTGCACGGGTTATCCACAGCAAAAAAAAAACCGCCGACCCGAGCGTCTGGGGGGGGACGACGGAATCGACGGCGCCCATCCCGCTTGACCTAGCGAACGGGGACGGGCGTCGGAGCGCCTGGGGGACCGTTGGCTTGGAGAGCGGGAACCGATGGGGCGTCGGAGTCGACGGGGAGAGCGGGCCCCGTAGCGGGGAGGAGAGAGGCCCAGGCGGGGTCGATTGCTTTCCACACCCCAAAGCTACCTCGCTCCAGGCGTTGCGGTCGGATAAGCTCCCTCGGAGCCAGGGCGTCGCGTGACGACGGCTTCGGGGCTACCCTCGGTCACGCCGAGGGGGGGCATATCCGAGCGCTCGCGACGGCGAGACCTCGCCCTGGCTTATCTCTCCTCGATGCCCAATTGGCGGCGCAACGGCGTTAGGCCACAATCACAGACGCAAGCCGCTTCTATGCGCCCTCGGCGGCTCTTAGGGCAACCCCTCGGATGCTCGGCCTTGCGCAGAAACGCCAGAACGTCGCGGCGGACCTGGCGCTCGGCCGCCGTCGGCTCGTTGTAATTAAGCTCTGGCATCGAAGGTCGCGATTCCAGGATATAGATCGTCGGGGCCTGGGGTCCGCGTCGGAAGGACCTTCACTTTGAGGCAACGCTGGCACGTTACGCCGTACATTGAGGGTTGAAGGACTCGACCGCCGTTGGGTTGGTCGTAAACCGGCGGAAGGACCAGGAGGGCGAAAAGCGCGCGGACATTGGTCCACGCGCCGCCGCGCTCTATACGGCGCCCGCAAGTCGTCTTTCCGTTCGGTTGCCAGCGATGGATCGCCTTGGGGAAGTCACTCATAAGCGGCTCGACCCTATCGCGAATTGCCGGATCAGGGGGAATCGATCGCTTATTTCGACGGGTCGGGGAGGAGGATCAAGCCAGAGCCCGCCAGGAGCGCGGCGGAGGTCCATTCGCGAAAATAGAAAGCGGCCGCCGCCCCGACTAGGAGGGCGGCGGCCGTAACGACTCGCGGCGAGGGTCTTTCCATCTTGAAAGGCTACCCGATTGCATGGTCCCCCTTTCGTCGCGAGCGATCTACTCTCCGAAGATGGCGGCGATGGACTCCAGGCGCTTGGACGCGATGGCGGCGGGGGTCTCTTCGGCAAGGCGGAGGGTCTGGACGACGGGAAGGCCCGCCTCGGTGCGGTATTCAAGCTCGGCGATGTTCGTCGCGTCGCCCTGGGAGATCGTTTTGTGGCCGAGGCCCTTCCGCTTGTTGGTGTATGTCCCGCTCATACCCCTATCTATCGGACTCGAGGGCCCCAAACCTTTTGGGTCGCGTGCGTTTTTGAGCCAGGTTCCCCAAAAAGGGCGGGGTTGCGCTAGGCTCGGGCGATGTTCGTTGCCCAGGGATTCATGGAGACAATCGAGGCGGTATCCGCCGAGAGCGGGTTCTCCGTCGACGCCCTTGTCGGGGCGCTCCGGGTTGCGACTCGGATGCGGCATAGGTACGAGCTCTCGATCGATCTCCTCGGCGAGGCCGCCAGGATCGCAGTCGCACGCAACCCCGACGGCCGGCGAAGCGCGATAGACCTCGCGTTTGTCTTACAGGACCTTTGTCTCGCCAGCGAGCGGATCATGGGCCCGAGCGATCCCTTGCGGAGGATCGTCAATCAAGACCCCGGCGAGCTTCGCCGCCACTAAAAAGAGACCATGAATACCCCCCATCAACGGATCGTCGCCAAGGCGAAAGAGGGCGGCGGAATGCGCCTCTCCGAGCGCGAGATCCAGGAGCTAGCCCGAGACGACTCGATCCTCGAAGTCGCCTTGAACGACGAACAGGCCGATCGAGAGTCGCATTGCCGCGCCCATCTCTTTGGGTCCTGGGTGTACGGTTCGAGCTCGGGGAGGTCGGCGGCTCCGGCGCATTCGCATACTGAATGGATTCGCAATTGCGAGCTTTGCGGCAAGCCCGATACGACGGTCTCGCTCGAGCGTCCGAAGTGACTGCGTTTTATAACGAGATCGACGCTTTCGCCGCCGCCTGGCTTCGGCGCTTGATAAAGCGCGGCTTGATCGCGGACGGCGTTGTCGACGAGCGACGAGTCCAGAACATCGATCCCGACGAGCTCGAACCGTACACCCAGGTTCATCTCTTCGCCGGTATCGGCGTCTGGAGCTATGCGCTTCGCCTGGCCGGTTGGTGGCCTCGAGTGGATCGACCTTGTTTACGCTGACCTGGAAAACGCGGGTTACGCCGTCGGCTCGGTTGATCTTGGCGCGGCGAGCGTCGGGGCTCCGCATATCCGGCAAAGGCTTTACTTCGTGGCCAACGACGACCGCCAAGGATCACTCGAGCAACCATCGAGCGGAGCATATGAAGGCGGGCCACGCGGGGACCAATCTCGTCGATGCGACGAGTTACGCGAGCTGGCCGACCCCTCGGACGCCGACCGGGGGAGCGGAGTCGGCGGAAGCGGCGGGGGATCTTCAAGCGGCGGCGCTCGCGGCGACCTGGCCGACTCCATGCTCGAGGGATCACAAGGACACGGGGCCCAACGTCGATTGGGCGAAGGTCCAGGAGAAACACAAGCTCGCGGGAGCGACGGCGGCGGCGGCCTGGGCGACGCCGGTCGCGACGGAGCTCGGCAACACGATGGAGAATTACGTGGCCTGGGCGACGCCGACGGCGGCCTCGAAGGTTCGCTCGGGGGAGTTTCGGGGGATAGACAGGGCGCCGCTACCGACGGAGACCTCGCTCGCTTCTGGGATCGTCCAGAATGGGTCCTCTGTAACGACCCGAGCGGTCACCGATGGCGCCCAATTGAACCCGGAACATTCCCGCTGGCTCATGGGACTCCCGCCCGTGTGGGACGATTGCGCGGTTACGGAAACGCCATAGTCGCGCCTCTCGCGGCCACGTTCATTCGATCTTTTATGGAAACCCAATGACATGCCGCGAGGCTTACTCGGAGGAGAGGTATCGCAATCTCTCCGAAACGATCGCCGGGCGAGACCCTCGAGGGAAACCCTTCCCCGAGCCCTAGACGTTTTGCGGTTGCCCAACGAGGACCGAAACGGTCGTCGCCGCCGCGAGCTCCGAAACCCGACACGTTCCGATGTATACGTGCGACCCGCCGCCGGCCGTGTTGCGTACCTCGCGGCCCGCTTGGTTCCAGTACACCCTATCGCCCGCGGTCATCGGCTCCGTAGCGTTCTTCTCGAGCGTGAAAGTCCCCGTGCGTTCCATGTTGGCCGTGAACGTGTCGAGTACCGTCTCCCGAATTACCCCAAAAGAGTCCTCGAATAGGAACCCCTCGCCCGCCGTGAGGTCCTCGGGCGCCGTGAACGTGAAGACTCGCGCCGTAAGGTTGTCGATGATCGCGACGATAGCGGTCCGAAGTTGGGTGTTTGTCCCCTTGACCAGGACCCCAGACGCGGGCGCCTGCTCGATGGTAAACGCGACCTCCTCTTGAAGGGCGTTGAACCAATCGAAGCCGAGGACGGTCCCCTCGATGCCGGCGACGGGGTTGCCCGCAGAGAACATACCATTTTCGTTCCCAGGCGTATCGATCCGATGCATGCCTAGAGGGTAGTGTCTCGACCCAAAGGAGAAAACCCAATGTCCCGCGTTTTAGGAATCTTCAGAGCTACGCCCCTCGAGGGCGCCCATGTCGTCCGCGCAACCTTTCCCATGCCTCGGGAGACGCCGACCTGGACTCGGGGACGCGGGGGGTATTACCCCTGTCGCGTTTTCGCCGGATCGACGCCGCTTCGGACCCAGGTCGAGGTATGTCGCCGAGACGCCTTCGGAGAGCCAGCGGTGATCGAGGTCCTCGCGGCGGTTCCGAAAGGTCTCCTTACGTGGGCGACTCCATTCGACTTCGAGGTCCGAGAGGAGGCCGCGTCGAGCTTCGGGGCGCCCGACCCGGGCGAGGGGGTCTGGGATCTCGTTTTGCCGTATGGCGCGATGGGGCTCCGCTTGCGCGACGCGGACGGACGTGTTTATCGGTCGTCGTTGACGGGGCTCCAACATGGGGGATCCAAAGCTCCCCGATGGGAGCGATTCGGGCCGGTCGCGATAACGGGCATGCGCCCGACCTGGCTTACTCATAAGCCCAACGGCTCGTCGGGCGAGATGAGATCGAAGCTCCTCCCCTATGCCGGCGCGGCTCAAGCGTTCATCTCCGTTGGACATCGCCTCGACGCGATCGAGCTCCTCCTGAATTTCCATAACGCCGCGATCCCCCTCGTCGGCGATCTCCACTTTGATTCCCTCGAGCTGGCCGTCCCCGACGGTTGGCGCGTTACGAGTGAATGGGACGACCCGCATGTCGGCGAGGCCTATCTCGAGGGCGGGCATCGGGTTTACCCGCTCGTCGCGCCGCTTGAGGGCGGGCGCATGAACCTCCTCGATATGATGCGGGAGAGGCATTGGCGGCTCGTCGTCCATCGCGAGGGCGGATACCAACCCGAAGGCGGGCGCTCCTGGGGCGTGGCCATCGACGGAACTAACGCCGAGGGCGAGGACCTGGCGAGCTGGGGCTCCCCGTTGTCGCCGCGCTACCTTGTGCAATGCGCGACGGCGCCAACCGATCTCGAGCATCTCCGCGACGACATCGCGGAGGAGGCCGTCGACGAGCGCCAGCGATTCGCGAAGGCCTGGAATTCCCCGACGACCGGCGCGGAGAATGCCGGTTACCTCCAATTCCGATCGGGGAAGTATGGAGGATGGACCGGCGGTTGGGATATCACGCCCTGGATCCGTCCCGACATCCTCGCGACCGGGAGCGTCGAGGGCAAAGTCTCGATGGAGATCGAGTTTTGCCGATACGCGGCGCGTCAACGCGGCCTCTATGCCTCCGGCGGCTTGCCGGTCAACCCGGAGAACCATCTCGACGGCGAGGGCAAGCCGGGCTGGAACATCTACAACGAGCGTTGGCAACCTGGCGGGGACGGCCCTTTCGGATACTTCGCCGCCGGAGACGGGAACCGCGTTCCCGAGCTCGACGCGCCGTATCGCTCGATCCTCAAGGGCGACCCCTCGAACCAATACGACCATGGCATCGACCCGATCGACGGGCAGCATCATATTCGTTGCGACAAGGCGGCGAAGTTTCTGGCGACGGTCGGCAACGACCCGCTCGCGAAGCTCTATCTCTACAAAGCGGCGACGATGGGCCGCATGGAGGCGATGGAGACCGAGGGCGGCGACCTCCGCGAGGTCCTCGAGCAACTTGCCCGCAACCCCGCTCGAGGCTTCGGAGGCTTCGGGCGCGAGACGGGCTGGAAGCTCGACGTAATGGTGAACGCGTACGCCTTTGGCGACGACGATTGTCGCGAGCGGTTCCTACCCTGGATCGTTGCCCAATGCGACGCGCTCCGCTGGGCTCAAACGCCCTCGGGAATGTTCGCCGCGAAAACGACCGGCAAGGTCGCCGACCAGGAGCCTTTCCCGAAGCCCGCGCGCTACGGTGTCACGCGTCCCAACGAGGAGCTCTATATCGGGTTCGCTCTCCTCGGTGCCCATAATTCCGTTTTCGGGACGCCCTTCCCCGATGTCGAGGGACCGCTCCCCGAAAACGCAGCGCCGGTACGCGAAGCGATCTTGAAGCTTTGCGCGGGCTTCTGGTCGTTCGCCTGGCGTCGAGCTCAGGACGGGACCAACCCCGCCAACGGGAATTTCCAGAGGCTCGCGGTCCGCGACATCGACGGGCCAGGCTACTCGAGCCGCTCCGAGCTTCCCTGGGATATCCAAACCCAGGTCGAGAGCGACTCCTATCAAAGCGCTCTGATTATCCCCCTCGGCCTCGGCCTCGAGGGCTACAACCCGAAGGCCCTCGGGATGTTCGATGCGTTCAAGGCCTACACCGGGGCCCCGACGCTGGTCGAGGCGGCCCGCTCGCTCGTCGAGACGGTAAAGCAAAAGGGCCTTTACGGGCAAAAGCTTGGCTCCCAATCCCAATTGGTCGCCCTGGCGCAAAGGTTCCTCCGAGGCTAGGTTCCCTCCATGAAGCCCCAGAACAACCGCAGAACCTACCTCCTCGCCGCCGGCATCCTGGCCGGCCTCGCCGCTTCCTATACCGCCTGGAACCCCGACGGCGTTGTCGAGCTCCTCTCGGGGATCGTCGACCTCCTCGCCCCAGCGGGCGAAGCGGCCGCCGACTAGCTCCTCGAGATGTTGCGCAAACGGAGACTCGTCCCCAACGGGGGGCGGGGCTCTATCTCTTCAATCCTCCGGACAAAGCGCCGGCCGTGCGGGCATTCGAAGCAAACCGAGCCGCCCTCGAAAACCCCGTCGGGGAGCCGGTCGCTCGTATAGGCGAACTCCTTATGTCCGGAAATGCGGTCGTAGGTCTCTCCGTCGACGCCGATCGTGGGGACGTTCTCCATCACTTCGCGACCTTCCTACGGAAGCGGTTGGCGTGCGCGCAAGTTGCCCAATGCGATGGGGCATATACTCGATAGACCGTTCGATTGCCCTTGCAAACTGGGCAGACGAGGCCGCCGAGGGCCGCCCCGGTTCCCGCGCATTCGCAACAACGCTCCTCGTCGCGACGCATACGGGAGAGGCTTACGGGCATACGCTTCCCGCTTAACGTACCAACCAGGGCGATCCGGTCGCCGCACGAGCATAATTTGGCGGCGACTCCGTATGGGACTAGGTAATCGCCTTTACCCTGCATTGCGCGATAGCTGGGGGCCGGGAGGATCGACCTCTTTGGGGAGATCTTGCTGGAAGATCTCGAATGAACAGTCGACCTCAAATGTCTCGACGCGGGCGGCCTCCGTCAGAAAAACGAGAAGCTCGCGCATCTCGGTAACGTCGTCCTTGGCCAGGATCAGGACGAGCCGCACCGTTCCCTTTCCGTCGCGCGTTTTGGGCGAGGCAATCGTCGCCGTCTGGAATTTCCCATGGACCGTGAGCGAGCTCGCGTGAGGGTCGCCCGCGTCCGTTGAAAATTTACATTGGATAAGCGCCTGGTCGACGCTCGTCAGGAATTCGCAGACCATCGCTCGGCCGTCGCCGCAATACTCAAGGACGGTGCGGAGGGTATGGATCTTTTGGGAGCCCGTTCCGGCGGGCTTCCAGGCGGCCGACTTGATCCGGAACGGCTTCTCGAGGGAGGTTCTCATCGTTTGGAATGTCCTTTTCGTCGCCAGGGGACGCGAGGAAGGATATCGGGGGGAGCTTGGAGACGCGAGGGGGGAATCCTAGACTTAACTTGGGGCCGAAAGGCCGCCCCGTTCCCGCAACCCAAACCAAAGGAGAACGACCGATGTCGTTCGTTTACAACACGATAAAGGAGGACATCGCCGACGGCCTCGCGCTCTCGACGGCCGACCTCCGAGTTTCGCTCCATATGGCGCTAACGACCCTCGACACCGAGGACGATGTAGACCTCTATTCCGGCTTTACGACCACCGACGAATGCGACGGGGCCTCCTATGCCCGCGTGGACCTCGCGGCGGTTGTTTCGACCCGAGACGACCCCAACGATTACACGTATATCGACGCCAACGACGCGGTTTTTACAACTCTCGGCGCCGGTACGTCGGCCAACGCTGGCGCGTTCCTGCATATCCACAACGCTACGCCAGGGCTGGAGGTCCCGGTCGCGTGGATCGACACGGGCGGTTTCCCTTTTCAGGGGACCGGCTCCAATAATACGATCCAGTGGAACGCCGCCGGAATCATCCAGTTTACATAGGAAGTCCGATGGCCCTCTTTGACCCGCCCACCCTTATTGAGCCGCTCGAGGCTCCGGACATCGATCAGCTATGCGCCAAGATGCCTCTTCGGTCGAGGGCCCGCTCGTGGGCTTCCTGGCGCCCGTCGATAGTTCGAGGATGGGCGGGCGAAAACGGATGCGGCGGCGGCGGAGGAGGAGGCGGCGACGCATGCGCTCGAGTCTGATCCGTAGGGTAATCCGAAGCCCTAGCGCCGAGGAGGAGTTTCCGCTCTCTTCGATCGAGGTCTGGGCGTTGATCGAGGCCGTCCGTAAGAATGAGATACAGCCGGGTCCAGTACGGACGCGGCTCGGTCTAACGGACGGAGAATTCGCGCACGCCCAATCCATCGTTAAGAGCATCAACGCGGACGACTACAACGGCGTCGACGTGTTGCGTTGGCTCATACTCGGAGAGGTTGGGGCGATGGACGAGGAGAGGGTCGCGACCCTTATGGATCTCGCCGACGACGGTTTGACGATCCCCGCCCCTGGCCCGTAGGTTGCGCGCGTGGCCATCTCCATTCGGAACGTAACCGCGGCGGCGATCACGTCCGGTGGGCCGACCCAGGACTTTACGATTGGGGGAGAGTCGCGGACGCCCGTTGGAATCTGGTTCATCGTTACCGGAGCGCTCACAGTCGGCACTAGGGCGAATCATGCGCGGTATTCCATAGGGTTCTACGACGGGACCAATCATGTAAACTTTGGGGCGCGGTCCGAGGACGGAAACGCGTCCGTAACCGACTCGGGGCGGGGCGGTAGCGAGACTGGGTTTATCCTCTTAAGCGGAACGACCAACGCGGTCGACGCCCGATGGACGGCGGCGCTTATCTCTGGAGGAGCTCGAATCACGTCGACAAACTTCCCCACGGCGGCCGTACTTATTACTGTCGTTTGCTTCTTTGGCGAGATCGATTTCGGTTGTGGGAGAGCGACCTCCTCCTCGAGCATCGACGGGGAGGTCGATGTCGATCCGGGCTGGAGCGAAGAGCAACCTCCGCAAATGGTTTTCCTCGGTACGATCGACCGAGGCTTAAACGAAGGCCGCTCGAATCACTATCGCTTTGCGTTTGGCGGCGCGGTAAGAGAGAGCGCCGGAGTCGACCAGGCCTTTTTCGCGATGGCGGACCGCGACAACGTAGCGGGCCACAAGGTCGGCGGGACAATCAGGTCGAACCGAGCCCTTCAAAGCGTACGGATCGACCTCGTTGGATTTCCTGGGGCGTATGTTCCGGTCCTTCACGAAGCGGTAAACGTCACTTTCCCCGCACACAACAACAAGGATTTCCGGCTTACGACCGTCGACGAGGCCAACGCGATGGCGATTGCTTGGTGCGCAATACGCTTCCAAAATGGTAACCGCGTCGCACTAGAGGAGGTCATTACCCCGACGACCAATACGACCCAGACGCGCGCCGTCGGCTTCCGCCCTCTGACGATTATCGGCCTTCAAACAATAATGGTCTTTACCGATGTAAATCGGGCGGTAAACAACCAGCGCGGGGCGCAATGGGCCTTGGGCCAATGGAGCGCGAGCGAGGAGCGCTCGATTGCAAACCTCATCGACCATTCGGCGTCGACAACGGATTGCGATTCTCTCTCGAGCGCCCTCGCAATCGACCTCCCCAACATCGGCGACACCGACGCGATCGAGGTAACTCATAGCTCGTTCTCAGCGACCGGCTATACGACATCGTACAACAACACGATTGGCAACCGGCTCCGCCTCGACTTCGTAATCGGGGAGGACTTGATCCAGTTTCCAGAGGCGATCCAGCTGCCTCTCCTGGCGCCCAACGTCGCTCGGCTGATTACGGTCGTCCCGCTCGCGCTCGCGCTCCCGCTTGTCGTCCCCAACGTCGAGCGCCTGGTTACCGTCGTCCCGCTCGCGCTCGCCTTGCCGCTCCTCGTCCCGGTCGTCGAGCGCCTGGTTACCGTCGTCCCGCTCGCGCTCGCCTTGCCGCTCCTCGTCCCGGTCGTCGATGTCGGGTTTACGATCTTTCCGACGGCGCTCGCGTTGCCGCTAGTCGTCCCCAGCGTCGCGCGCCTGGTTACGGTCGTTCCCCTTGCGCTCGCGCTCCCGCTTGTCGTTCCCAACGTCGAGCGATTGGTTACGGTCGTCCCGCTCGCGCTCGCGTTGCCGCTAGTCGTCCCCAACGTCGCGCGCCTGGTTACGGTCGTTCCCCTTGCGCTCGCGCTCCCGCTCCTCGTCCCGGTCGTTTCGGTTGTTGTCTCCGGTACAACCCAGACCCCCCTCGCTCTGGCGATTCCCCTCGTCCTCCCGACCGTCGCGCGCCTGGTTACCGTCGTCCCCCTAGCGCTCGCTTTCCCGCTGGTCGTTCCGGTCGTCGATGTCGGGTTTACGATCTTCCCGACGGCGCTCGCGTTGCCGCTAGTCGTCCCCAGCGTCGCGCGCCTGGTTACCGTCGTCCCCCTAGCGCTCGCTTTCCCGCTGGTCGTTCCGGTCGTCGAGCGGCTCGTTACGGTCCTCCCGCTCGCCCTGGAGCTCCCGCTGGTCGTCCCCGCGGCGAGCGTCGGAATGCTCATCATGCCGCCGCCGCTCGAGCTGGAGCTCGTCGCGCCCGCCGTCGCGCGGCTCGTTACGATCCTCCCGGCCGCGCTCGAGCTGGAGCTCGTCGTCCCCGTCGTCGCGCGGCTCGTTACGGTCCTCCCCGACGCGCTCGCGCTTCCCCTGGTCGTTCCGGTCGTCGATGTCGGGTTTACGATCTTCCCCGCCCCTCTGGCGATCCCCCTTGTCGTCCCGGTCGTCGCCGAGATCCGCTTCGCGGGGCCTGGGATCGCCGTCCTCCTGGCCGACATCGAGCTTGCGGCGACGGTTTGCCGGATCGTCGCCCGATCGACAATCCTCGCCAGGACGCAAGCCAGGGCCGTCCTCGGGCGCCGTACCGTATCGCTCGTCGCTCGCCAGGAGATTACGCTCGCGCTCGGGGCTACGATCCGGAGGTCCCTCGAGGACGAGCCCGCGCCTCTCCCGCCCGACATCGAGCTCGCCGTCGAGATCTTCCGCGCGTTCACTCTCCCGACGCGGATATCCCCGACTCAATCCGCTAGTCTTTTGTCCCGCCGCCAATTCCGTTTGCGAGCTCGCCAGGAAACTACCCTGGCCCTCGAGGCGAACATCCGAAGGAAACCGTAATGGTCGCGACCCCCAAAGCCAATCGCCTCCTCGACGAGCCCCTGGTCGAGCTTCTCTTCCAGGAGGTCAACGAGGCCGTAACGCCGCCCCAGCGGGTCGCGGTCGACATCTCGACGGCGCTCGACTCCGGGGGCGAGCTTACCTTCGAGTTTCTTAAGCCCTCGGGGGCCCTCTTACGGGTTACAGCGGCGCTCTCCTCGGGCGGCGTCGACGGGCTCGCACGCTACAAAATGCTCGCAGGCCAGCTAAACGAGATCGGGCAATGGAGTGTCCAGGGGGTCGTCGACCTTCCAGGCGCGACCGCGACCGACGGGCGGTTCCATTCGGAAATCGCGACCTTCGAGGTCGAGGCCAATATCCGACCGCCTGGCTTGATCCTCACGCCACAACCCGTGATAGTCCGTCTCTACAACATCGCCGTAACGGTGACATAAGCCGACGGCCCAACGACGAAAGGCAACGACCCATGCCCAAGCTCATAGCGCTCCTCGCTCTCTCGCTCTTCTCTTGCGTGACCGCCAAGGACCTCCAGCGGCTCCAGGTTGCGCAAGTCCAATTCGAGGGGGAGATCTCGGGAATCATGGCGGACGCGGATAAGACCGCGACCGAGAAGCTCCAGGCCTTCAAGGATGCCAACGACGAGCGAATGTCTAAAACGGGGGAGGTTATAAACGACATAAAGGACCGCACCGAGGCGGTCCTTGCAAGCGGTAAGAACCTTACCGGCAATGTCCTCCTCGACACGATCCTCGGATCGGTACTCGCTGGGGGCGCGGCCTTCGTTGGGGTCAACAAGTCGCGCGACAACCGGCGAAGGCTACGCGGCGAGGCTACTGTCCTCCCAGGGGGTATCGCCCCGCCGCCGCCCCCATCCGGCTAGATCTCTCTCTCGACCATCTCCTCGACATCCTCGCGGCCCTGGATCCGACTTACGTCGGGTGCGGGGTCGCTTTCTATTCGGCGGAGCTTGAGGATCCCAAGCTGGTCTCCGTTCTCGCCGATCACGTAGTAAGCTCCTCCGAGGCGCTCGTCGAGCAGGTCGAGGAGGAGGACCCCCTCCTCTGGCCCGCCCTCAAACCTGGCTTGAAGGCCGTCGGCTCCCACGGTCATTCCGGCAAAGGTCAAGGTGTTGGGCGCGACGGTGTTCCCGCAAAGGAAGAGCTTCCCGAAGGCCTCTCCGGCGGGAGCGGTCCCGACCGTAAGGGTCGCCTCGCCCATCTCTTCGAGAGGCGAGTTGGGATGGCGTTCCCAGGTCCCGATCCATTCGCCGTCGAGGCGCGGAGCGGGCGGGTCGGGCAAGGCGACGGAGCCTCCGACGGAGCCGCTTGAGCAACCTCCGGCAAGGAAGAGTAGGGCGAGCGCGAAGATCGAGGCGGCTTGCTCGATGGGCGCGGACAGTGCGTTAGATAGATTCATTCTTTCGATCACTCCTTGGTTATGTAATGGGTCCAGGTTCGGAGGGCGACCTGTCGGATCGCCCGCGTTCTAAAGCTCGTCGGAAGGAGCGTGTTCCCGTGCGGATACAGGAACTCCCCCGACTTGTCGATGAAAACGGCGCCCTTTATGGGTGTCCCGCCGCAATCGAATTCCCCTTCGGTCGTCGGGTCCTTCAACCTTGAGGCAAAACAAAAGGGGCGGAAGCCGACGAAAGAGAAGGGTTTGCGCCGCCCCTCTCCAAGCCAACCTCCGCCCCAAAGGGGGAATTTCATACCAAGGATGGGGGCTCCATCCTGGGTTTGCCCATCTCGACTTGGAGCGCGTTCAGGCGTAGCACGATAAGCCCCATTGCGTGTCCGATGTCGTCTCCGATGTCGCCCTCCCTCTTGCCCAGAATGCGCAGAAGCGCAATCGCTACGCGCGCCGCCGTCGCCGCCGTCTGGAGCCGAGCCTCCGCCTCGGCCTGGATAACCTCGACGGGCCATCCGTCGTAAATTCTCTCGATCTGCTTTCCCAATCGCTTCCCTTCTCTCGAGGGGTCCGAGCTCGTCCCAGTCCCGCCTTGCGTAATCCATCGGCAAAAGGTTCCCCAAAACTTTATCTCAAGGCCCACCGAGCTGGGTGCCGAAGGGATTGGGTAGCGGAGAGGACTCGCCTCGCCGCGCAAACCAAACCGGAGACAATCCATGCGTAAGTTTTCTATCGCCGCCGCCGCCTTCGCTCTCTTCCTGGCTCCCGCCATTGCCCAACATGCTGCCGATGCCGAAGGCCGCAACGTGATCCGCGATCCGGTTCCGAGCCTCGGGGGCGCTGATCTGGCGCCCTCAATCGAGGAGGGGGTCCGAGATGTCGAGGTCGAGGCCCCAGACCTGGAGACGATCGTCGGCGAGCTTTTCGTCGGATCCTGGCGCTCGCGCTTCGAGGGTAAGAAGGTCGGGAAATTCGCCGTCCTCTTCGCAACGCCGAACCAGTTTTTCGGGGTCGCTAACGGCGAGGCGGCCGGTTGCGGAAAGGCGACCTTCGCGGGGACCTACACCTACGAAGCGGGCCGCCTCACGATCCTCTCGACCGACATCCCGCTCGACGGTCCGAACACCGTCTCGCTCGCGCCGTACTCGCACGATTTCCAATTCGACGCGACACTCCTTAGGGGAAACTGTCGGGGCGAGGGTATCACCGTCAGCCTTCGGCATATGCCGCTGGACGGCTAGGATCGGAGCCAGGAGGTCGTCCCGTCCTACTCCAGGCTCCTTACTCTCGTTAACTCAGTTCGGGCGATTGCGGCCTCGGCTCTTAGGAGTCGGGGCCGCTTTTCTTATTGCTTCTCCGCGATCCGCTCCAGGACCGCCAGTGTCTCGCGTTGTAGATCGATCATGGTCTGGTAAGCCTCGCGCGTCTCCTCGGCGCCGAAATTCTTCCATCCCTGGACCCCGCGCGCGTCGGGTTCATGCCAGACCTTGATAACGTTCGCATCGTCCGCGATGCGATAGAGCTTTGTCCGATCCTTCTCGGTGAAGCCCTTCCCTCCGCCGTTGGTCGTCCTTGCGATAGTGAACTCCACGAGCTTCATCGAGGCCATTACGACGGCGAACGCTCCGCCGATCTCGAACGCCGAGACCGTCTCCTGGATTGCAAGGATCATAGGGGGCCGCTACTCCGTTCCGAATTCCACGTCGCACGCCCAGGAAGCTCCGAAGGCGTAGAGCCCCGCGGCGGGGAAATTCGCCGTCCATTGACCAGACTCGGCTCCGTGCGCAGTAATTACTATGTTGTCGATACCTCCAGTGGATGATCCCGCCCCTGCAATAACATCGAGCGCATTGGTCCCTCCATTTTCGTATAAAACGAGAAACGCGCCGCCCGACCCCGTTCCCTCCGTTCGCTTTTCGACCTTGAAGAGCAACCCAATAATCGGAGCGACACTGTTTTCCCCGCCTCCGTTGGAGTTGGTCATGCCATAGAATCTCGGGCTGGATGCGTGATCGGCGGGAAGCCCCGCGCCTGGGCCGATCTTCTCGTAATAGCGTTGCAGGAGACGTAGCTCGTCGCCTTCGGTTCGGACCTCGAAGTCGGAAGCGCCGGAGCCGGGCTCGACCTGGACCTGGGTTATGTCGAGCGTGAACGTCGAGCCCTGGGGCAAGCGAAGGCGTAGCGCGAGGCGACTATGTTGGGCGGCGATCGTGAGGCCCGTCATACTCCCGAGAGGGATCGTCGCCTGGAGCTTGTTCCATGTCGTATTGACCGTGCGCGTAACGCTAGAGGAGGCGACATCGGAGGAGCCGCCCGGGCCGAAGTCCTGGAGGAAGTCGATATCGATGTCGAGCGTTCCGCTCGAGACCCTCGCCTGGAAAGAGACGGTTACGCTTTCGGCCGCGTGCGTCGCAACGCCCTCGATTGATGTAATAAGGGCGGGGTCGCTCGTCGTGGCGTTTGATGTCTGGATAAACGTCAGGTAGTGGGACGGGTTGAGCGGGACGTCGGTTTGGCCCGATGTAAACACGTTGCGCGCGATCGTCCCCGCGCCGCCGCCGCCGGCCGTGCAATACCAACGGTCGACGAACGATACGTCGCTTATGTCGATGTCCGTCGTCGGCATTGTGAAGGGCGTAGATGCCTGGTCGACCCGCTCCCAGAAGCGAAACACGCCGTTATGTACGAGGTTTCTGAAGCCCGCGTTTATCTCGCTTCTGACGTGTCCCTCAATTGCGGTCCGGAGCTGGGTATTGTCCGCCTTGTTGAGGACGATCGAGCGCGACTCGATGTATCCGGAGACCTCCTCCTGGACCGCGTTGGCCCAATCGTCGCTAACGACCGTCGGGGGAATTCCGAATTGTTGATTGCCCTCGGTGAAGAGCCCGCCGACGGCGGTCGGTGTGTCGATTCTGTGCATTGGGATTGCCCTAGGTAGTGCTCCTCGAGACTTGTTGCGGAGCCAGGTCGAGGACGACGGGATTGGGGTAAATCGTCGTCCAGGGCGCGTACCCCGTCCATTTCTTATCGAACACGTAAACGACGAATGTATGCGCGGGCTTGTCGCGATTGAAAGCGCAAGTGAGGAGCGTATTCCCAAAGGTCGTTAGCGGCTCCTGGGTCGTCGAGCTCGACGCTCGAGCAAAGCGCGGGGTCGCCTCCGGGGCGTGGACCGTCCAGACAAAAGCCTCGCCGCCGTTGGAGAGCGGATCCCCGACGGCCGAGCGGCCGACCGCGAATTCCTGGACCTCGGTTATGTCCTCAACGTCGACGAGGTATCCGAGAGACTGGGCGAGCTGGGAGAAGTGATAGAGAGACTGGCCCCCCGTGCGCGTGGCCTTCGAGAAGACAGCAAACCGGCGCTCCTGGAGAGTGTCCTCGAGGCCTCCGCAATCCTCCTCGACGCCGAGCCAGACCTCCCATTCGGAGAGGAGCTCGGTCGCGGTACGCGTGAAAGCCTCGGCGGTAACGTCGACCGCCCGGTCGTCGATCCGGCCCCATTCCTCCGCCCAACCCCGTATCGCCTTGGCGAGCTCGGTCGTCGAGTCGCGGCGCCAGAGGAGACCGCGCGGGAGGAGGTCGAAGATCCCCTCGAAAGCGACATCGCCAGAGGTCGGGAGGATCGCCGCGGGCCCCGCCGGGATAATCACAATCGGGAGGAGGGCGGTTATCGAGAGGGCGACCGGCGTCGGGAATACGTGCCCTGTAAAGGGCTGGGTTGCGACGAGAGCGAGGACGACCGGCGTCGGGGTCTGAACCGTCGGGCCGAGGATCTCGATCGCTACGGGCGCGAGAGCCAGGACGACTGGCGTCGGAAGGATCGTGACGATGATCCCCTCGACCGGGCCGAGGACGCTGTAATCGTGATCGTCTAGCGGGTTCTGGGAATTCGCGATCTCGAGCGTCGGCCCCCAAAAATGATTGTCGAGCTGGGAGCTATTTTCTCGGTCGGGGATTACCGCAAAGCGGATCGTTGCGGAGTCGGCAACGGAGAATTTCATCGCCAGCGAGAGCCGATACCAACCGTTGCCCTCCGAGGCGCAACTTCCGACGGGCGTCATTCCCGTTGGGGCGTTGACGACTACGACGGAGCAGAGGAGCGTTGACCAGGTGAAGTCGACAACGACATCGGCCGAGCCGCCAAACTGGGTTACGCGGAAGCCTGGGCGGAGAGAATCGATCTCGCGAATGGAGATCGACCAGCGATGGACCCTCTCGTCGACCATCCCATCGGCGACGCCCGTATCGAAGGACTTCGAGGCCTGGTTCCCTGCGGCGCGGTCGCCGAGACGGATGCCCGTCGTTCCCCCGAGCGGGTCGACAACATCGTTTAGGGTCGTAAGGATCGTGTCAAACTCGGCCCAACCGGCGAAGTCGGCGGTTCCTGGGAGGAGGTTGCGCGTCGGCGCAACGCGGAGGCGGACCTCCTCGGGGACGAGGGTCTGGGTGTCTCCGATAACCAGGAACGCGAAGCGATGGGCGTCGACCGTATCGGTCGCCTGGTAGTGAAGCCGGAGACCCTTACCGGGGAGCGGGATGCCAAGCGTCGCGCGGACCGCGCCGGCCGTCGAGCTCCCGTCGGGGTTCAAGAGATTGAAAATCCGATCATCCGAGAGCGATCCCGTGTTGGTCGGGAGCGGCCCATGCTCATAGTGAACGGTCGAGCAATTTCCCGAATTGACCCCGGGCGTTCCGGCAAAAGCCGCATGGACGCTCGAGTCGGAGCTTCCCGCGTCGGGGCTATCTCCGGTTCCGTCGGCGTTGAGGATCGTACGTCGCGAAAGCGACCCCATAAAAAGGTCGGCGGTAAGGAGCGGCGTCTCGAGGTCCTGGACGACCGGCGCGGCCGTCGTCGGAGTGAGCGCGGTCCCGGCATATGCGACCTTTTGACCGCCGAAGGACATCGCGATAAAGATCGCATCGATGCCCGAGGAGACGGAATCGATCCGATCCAGCGTAAAGCCGGAGGCGTGCTCCGATACGCCCAATCGCTCGATCGGCGGTCGGCCTCCGGCGCCCCAAAGGATATGGGAGGAAATCGAGTCGTCTCGAACGTCGGCTCGAGCGTGCGCGAGGACGCCGAGCTCGGTCGACCAAGTTGTCGCGACGTGGACTCCTGGGTTATCCGAATGGGCGGAGCGGCTCCAAAAACCCTCGTATATATGAACGATCGAGGAGCCGACCGACGGGATCGTGAGCTGGCCCCGCCAGCATATAACCGCGTCGGCGGGCTCTCCGAGCGCCGTGTGATCCGTACTCGTCCCGGCGGCTCCGCTCCCCTGGATGTTCTGGATATCAACCTCGAACTCCGCGCCGCCGAGGAGGATGTAATCGACCCAAACCGCTTCGGTTGGAAAGCGGTCGATCGCAACCCTTACGGAGTCGGCCGAGAACGAATCCCAGAAGGACTCGGGCCCCCCCGTGTACTGGAAGGGCGATTGGGAATCGTGGGACCTGATTACCTGGCCGTCGGTGTTGTCGACGTTGCCGGGCGCCCCGAATTGGGCCCCCATAAGCTCCTGGGCGCTCGAGTTATTGTCTCGTGATCCGATGCCGATCGTCGCATCCGTAACCCCATCGGTTGCGCCGAAGGCGAGGACCGCGCCAGGCGCCCTAGTCCCGACGAGCGTCGAGCCCGATACCCGGAAGAGCGCGAGCTTGGGAACCGTCCCGCCCATGTCCGCGGTGAACGTCTGGAACGACCCAGAGAGCGCGAGCTGGGCGCGTCCGGTTGCGATTACGACGACCATTTTAGGAGTAGGTGATCGTTCCGAGAGTCGTGAGCTCTCCGGCCAAAACCGTTACGTCGGCCGAGGGGGCGGTGAGCGTGTGAGATGTTTCGCCTGCGCTTGTCGAAATGGCCTCGCGGATTTGGGAGATCGTGATCGTTCCGCCAGGCGTCGCCAGACGGATCAGGAGGTCGGTCAGGTTCGCCGTAACCGCCGCGCGGACGGCGGCCGTGTTGGGCGTGAGGGCGATCGTGAAGGCCAGAGGGACGCCGACCGGGGCGAGCGCGGTAACCGCCGCCGTGACCGGCCTCGAGTCGCGGCGGGTCGTGTCGTCGACGCGCGCCTGGACGAGTGCGACCTGGGCGGCGGACGGGATAGGTCCGGCGGGGTCGTCGTCAACGACGAACATAATCCCGACGGTTCCGAGTCCGAAGTGAGCGGGGAGCGTGAAGGCTCGAGTTACTCCCGCGACCTCTAGCGCCCATATTTCGTAGTCGCTCTCGGAGCCGCCGTTAGGCGGGGCCTGGACGAGCGACCGCAGGCGGGCCAGGAGATCGGCGTCGGATTCCGTATCGGTTCCCGCGGTGAGAGCGCTCGCGCCTACCGTCGTCGCCGTGTTGATTCCTGCAATGGGAGCGACGAGGTTCAAGATCGTTGCGGCGTCCGCGTTTCCGGCGAGCGCCGCGACCTCCGCGGTTACCGCGACGAGCGCGATCCCCGAGGCGATGGTCGCCGCGGCGTCGGTTGTATACCGCGTCCCGTCGGCCCTCTGGACCGCCGTACCGATGGGGATTACGGTCGCGTTAGTTCCGGTGAAAGTTGTCGACCCAACGGCGAAGGCGGCGGCTTTACGCTGGAGTCCGCGCTCGTCGGCGTGGAGCTCCAGGAATTCGGCCTCGGCGCTCGAGGGGATGATCTGGTCGGCGATGTACGCGAGATGTCCATGCTCGCCGTGAGCGGCTCCGGCGAAAACTCTGGACAGGATCGCGAGGTTGGAGCGGCGTAGCAACGGGCCGAGGCCTAGTCGCGTACGTGTGTCCGCCTCCATTCTGGCGGCGAGCTCGGAGAGGGTCGGTCGATCGAATGCCATAGCGTCTCCATATTGCCCTATCGAAAGAGGAGTTTCACGCGCCCCGGCCCCGTCTCTAACTTTGCGTCGAGGACTCCCTCCCAGACCTCGGCGAATTCCGTCGCCGCGCCGCGCGTAATCTCGACCGCGATCAATAGCCGATCGAAATCCAGGCGCGAGACCGTAGCGACGACCTCCTCGGCGATGCCGTCCTCGGAAAGCCAGGAGAGGGCGTCTTCTGTTACCTCGCGAGCTCGGTTCAAGACCTCGCTCGTAATCTTTTGTCGCTCGAGAAGCCAGAGGAGAGAGCCAAAATCGTCGTCTGTGTCGGACGGCAAGAGCCGAGCTCCCCACCAACCGCGGAGGTCGTTTGTGTCCGGAGAGGTAAGGGAGGGCTCGTCGACATCGGCGCGACCGTCGGAGAAAAGCGAGATAAAGCACGCCGTCGAGAGCGTAGGGTCGTTGGCGAGATCCCCTCCTGAAACAACGAGGTCGCCTGTTCCGTCCTGGATTTCCGTTTGGAGGTCCGTCATCGCTAGGCCGTCGAGGTCGTCGGGAGGGTCGTTCCGCCGCCCGCGCCCGTTTCCTTATGGGTGTGGATATTGTAGATGTTTCGGAACCCTTGCAAGGTCCCGCCGGAATCCTCGACATCGCCCGTCGCGGTCACGTCTCCGGAAACTTCGAGGTCGCCCGCGATCGTCACCTTTCCGCCGCTCGTCGTTATCTCCACGTCGCCGCTCGCCTTGAGGACGATCCGTTGGCCGGCGGTCGGGTGATAGATCGTTACCTCTCCCGGCGCTCCGCCGGTCGGCCTGTAATTGCGGTCGTCGACGACGATCGCCAGGGGATGCTCGCGGAGCCCGCCGACGCATGCGACGACGACCTCGGCGTCGGTAAGAGGAACGCTCGAGAGCCCGAGCGGTTGGAAATGCTCGACCTTATCCAGGACCTCGCCCTTTAGGAGCGTTACCTGGAGCTCCTGCATCCGAGGGGCGTCGTCGACGAGCTTTACGACCCCCCGAGATATGGCGAGGTTTACGCGCGAGGCCAGCGGCTCGAGCATCCTCTTAACGAGCTGGGCAATGTCGGGCATTCGCTAGAGTCCCCCCTCGTCGGTAGTCAAACCCTCGACGAGGGTCTGGTCAAATAGCTCGTCGAATGGATCCTCGCCCATCTCAACCTCGGGCTTGGGCGTGTACGCGTCGGGGCGCGTGAGGTTGATCGTACACTTATTACCTTCCTTGGCGGTCCGCGTAAAGGCTACCTCGCGCGTGAGGAATTGGGCGTCGATCTGCTCTGACGGGATTACGACCGGGAGCTCGGTATTGATCGCCCAGAGATCGGTCTCGGGTCCGCCCTGGCGCCAATTGGGGAGCTCGATATCGATCGTGTGAGCCCGCGCGGCGCGGAACGCGGCCTCCCATTGGGCCCGGTCTCTGGCACTATCAAAGGTCGCCGTACCCTCGGAGAGGACGATCAGCGGCCGGTAGCGCGTAACCTGGGGATCCGTCGCACGTCCCTCGACTTGCGCGACCGCCTCGCCCCAACCGGCGTTGGAGCCGCGCCCCTGGCCTCGGACAATGTAGGTTTGGAAGCGTTGCCGCCTCGAGAGGTTTACGGTCCATTCGGTGATATTCTCCCCCTCGACGAGCGCGACGTTGGAGAAGCGCGAGGCGGGCTTGGCGAGGACGAGGGCGCCGTCCCCCTCGGCAAAGGCCAGCGTCGCGCGCATGCGACAAGCTCGCTCGAGGGCGTTCCAGGCTTTCTCGCCGGTCTGGATCTTGAACGTAGGGAAAGGCTCGCCCTGGGCGGTGAGCTCGGTCCGGAGATCGATATCGAATGGCCGGAGGATCTCTATCGCAAGCTCTCGAAGAGTGAGGCCGGTCCATTCGCCTGGCTCGGTGATCTCCGAGCAATCTACAAGGTCCGCGGTTTTGTCGCGCCCGGCGATCGTAACGGAGCGGCGGTCGGTCCTTCCGGTCGCGTTCAGATCGTCGATAAAGCCGGAGAGAATCGTATCCTCGCGCTCGCGGTTGGCGATTACGACCTCGACGGGAGCGCCGGGAAGGAGAGGCCATGGGATCCGATGGGCGCCCTCAACGCGGAAGCTTCCCGACGCGCTCTCGAGCTGGCGAATGATTCGGATCGTCGACCAGCCCGTAAATTCCATTCCGTCGACGAGGAGGCGAACCTCGTCGAGGTTGGCGGGGGTTGCGTTCCGGTCCGTCAAGAGCTCAGGACCTCGAGCGCGTTATGTCCAGGGATCCGGAGGGGGTGTCGGATCCTATTCCTCGAGACGATCTCGGCGTCCCGAGTATTCACACCGTAGATATCGAAGCCGAGGACGAGCGCGGGGAGCTCCGTCTGGAGCCTTATCGTTTTGAGACGGGGAAGGTCGACGCCCGGTGGCGGGACGGCGTTCGTTACGGCCCCGCGTACCTCCTCGAGCGCCTGGAAAGCGTCGTCGGAGAGATCTCCCGCGAGGGCGTCCATCCTCTCGGAGAGACGCGTACGCGTGGCCGAGGCCTCCTCCTGGGTCGTGAAGCTAGAGCGGCCGGCAGCGCGGCCGGCGCCGACGACCGAAGCCTGTCCGATCAGGTTGGAAACGAGGGTCGAGTTTTCGTCGGCCGCGATGTCGTTCGCGCCGGTTCCGCCCGTCAACGTCGGGGCGATGTCAAAAAGAGACTCGTAAGCGAAGAGCGCCCCAGCGGCGTTACTCGTCGCGGCGATGATCCTGCCGAGCGTCGTTTGCACCGATGCCACAAGCGAAGCGGGCGCGGTCGCCAGCGTCGAGGCGGTCGCGAGGAGCTGGGTTATGTCGTCCTGGAGGGCCGCGACCTCGGCCGCCGGTCCCGTGAAGATGTCGAGCGAATTTAGGCGGTTGGCGAGCTCGCGGAGCTTGTTCGCCGCCGACTCTCGGACCGCCTCGGGAACCCCGACCGTATTCATATCGTCGACAACCTGATCTCCGGCGGCGACGTTTTGCGCGGTCGCGTTGCGGTCAATCGTACCGACGAGGGTTCCTCGAGCGGACGGGTTGGCGGCGACTCCGGCCTCGACGAAATTCATCGTGAATCGCGCCATGCGTCCCTCGGCCGTCGTCTCGCGAACGGAGAAGGACTCACAGACAACGCGCAAGGCGCCGTAGGTCGGATGAATCAGGAGCCGCCCAGGAGAGAACGGGGCGTTAGGGGATTGACCCTCGAGGCGGCCGAGGAGGCGGTCGCGGTTTCGAGTGTAATCGTCGCCGACGATGTATCCCTCGATCGCAAAGCGGCGGACCTGGCGGCCGAGCTCCTCAACGAAAGGGGTATCGCGCAAAACGAAGGTATGAACCCCGATCCGGCGACCTCCGGAGCGATCGTGGCTCCGCACGCCGAAGGCCGCGCCGCCGTAGTTTGCCTCTCGTAATTGGTCTTTCCAATCCGCCATGGGTCTATCCTGGGGCCAGCATCGTTACGCCGAGGTCGACGTCGATGGGGATCGCCCCGCCCTCGACTTCCGCTCGAGTACCTGGCGGGGCCTTTACGTCGATGGTTACGCGGGATTCGTTGGTCGTTACTGATTCGCTTCGAGAGACGGTTCCCGCGCCCGCGGCGCGAAGTGTTGCCTCGCTCGGCTCCGGACCCGTCGCCGCCGTATTCAACGCGTCAAGCGAGCCCGTGTTCCCCCCGAGGAAATTCAGGAGCCAATCGGGGACGAGATCGATAACGCTCAAGAGGAGGGCCTTGATCGCGGTTATGGGGTTTTTGATCGCGAAGAGGATCCCTCCCCAAACCGCCTTGGCTTTCTCCTTGATCGTGTCCCAGTTTTTCACAAGGAGGAAGCCGCCTATTACTATCGCGTTGATCGCGATAAGGATCAGGCCGACCGGGCCGAGCGCGGTCGCGATGGCCAGCGCAAAGGCCCCGATTGCCGGTATCGCTGTCGCAAGGATCCAGGTCGAGAGGCTAATCAGGATCGGCATAAGGACCCCGCCGACAGTGACGATACCGCCGAGGCCGGAGGCGAGCGTACCGAGGACGATCAGGAGCGGGCCGACCGCCGCCGCGACTCCGGCGAAAACGAGCCCCAGGCGAAGGATGCGCGGGTCGGCGTCCTTCATCCAATCGATCAAGCTCGAGAGCTTGTCGATCAGGAAGGAAAAGGCGTCGATCAACCCCGACTCTCCGATCGTTATCAGCAAGGCCTCGAACTTCGAGCGCAACCGGGCGAGCTGGCCGATCGTCCCTTGCATTTGGATATTTTGGATCTCGGTCGCGCGGTTCAAGTCGCCGTCGATCGCCGCCGCAAGCCGCTTGATCTCCTCCGTTCCGATTCCAAGGAGCGCCGCCATACCCGGACCGGCGCGGGCTCCGAAGATATCGAAGATCTGAATTCCCTTTACGCCGCGCTTCTCGAGGAGAGCGAGGATCTCGTCGAACTTCCGGAGCTGGCCCTCCTCGGTGAAGATGTCCGCGCTCGCGATCTTGAGCTTTCGAAAGGCGTCCTTCGCCGAGCGAGAGGGCTTGATGAGCGAGAGCATCCCGCGCTTGAGCGCGTTCCCGCCGAGCTCGCCCTGGAAACCGGCGTCGGCGAGCTTGTCCAGGAGCGCGATCGTCGGTACGAAGTCCTGGCCCAAGGCCTTGGCCGTCGGTCCCGCAAACTTGAGCCCGTCGGCGAGCTGTACGAGGTTGGTATTGCCGCGGACGGTCGCGCTCGCGAGGTTGTCGACGACCTGGGGTAGCTCGTCGACGGACTTCCCGAAGCCCGTAAGGACATTGGTCGCCAGGTCGGCGGCCGTCGCAAGGTCGAGCTCGGCGGCGGCCGCAAGCGTGAGGATGCTCGGGATCGCCTTGAACGTCTCTTGGGTATCGAAGCCCGCTTGCGCGAGGAAGGCCATTCCCTCGCCGGCCTGGGTCGCCGAAAACTCGGTGTCCGCTCCGAGCTTCCTGGCCTGGTCGCGAAGGACCGAGACGCCATCGACCGTCTCTCCAAGCTTCGCCTGGACGCGGTTCATCGCCTTGTCGAAGTTGACCGAGGCGCCGACCGACAACGTACCGAAGGCAACGAGGGGAGCCGTTACACCGAGCGTGAGGCCCTTCCCTACGTTGCGGAGCTTTGCTCCGAACTTCCCAAACTTGCCCGAGATTTTATCGAGGACGTTGGAGACGCCATCGCTTGCCCGGATCGGGATCCCTAGCGGAAAGGTTTTGAAGGCCACGCGGTTAGGTTCCTATTCGAGGGCGTTTTGTCCCTCCTTGAGGATGTTCGTGCCTATCTTCGCGATCTCCAACCAGAAAACCAAGTCCTCCGCGCTCAAGCTCTCAAGGACCGCCGGAGGCCAGCGGAACTTTACGGCCAGAACCGCTAGGGCCCGCTTGTAGCTCGGTGGAAATCGAGAAAAAAAAGAGTGATAGCCTCGAGCGCGAGATAGAGGTCGACGCCTTCGAGCTCGTCGATCACGCGGCGATGGGCGCCGGTAAGCTTCTCGATCATCGGGATAAGCGTCCCGATCGGGATATGGTCGAGGTTGATCTTTCGAACGTCGCCCGTTCGAAGGGCTCGAAATTCGAGCTTCGTTACAACGTCGTCGCCCTTCCGGATCTCGTGCTCGAGCGTGACGATATGCGGCGTCTCGGGGATCGCGATATCGTGGAGAGGATTATCGAGCGTCGGCTTGGGAAGGTTGCCGACCGGCCAGAGCATCCTAACGACCGTATTCAGGAGCTTGGAAAGGTCGGGCATCGAGAGGAGATCGAGCGCCCGGTCGGTTTGTTGCGAGAGCTGGCCGGCGATCCCCAGGAGGAGGTCCGTCGTCATTCCCTGGGAACCGTCAAGGCCTCGGAGATGCTTCGCCTTGAGGGGTTGAAGCTCGAGGAGCTTGATCGTCGTCTTTCCCCATTCGATTCCATGCTGGAGCGGAACCTCCTGGGGCCCGCTTAGAGGTTCGGAAACGGTTCCGTCCCCGTATACGATTTCGGTCATTGGGTCGCCCTCTCGCGACTATGTTTCGCGGAGCGGCCCATCGTCCTCGGGTATCAAGGCGAGAGCTTCCGCCAGGAATTCGAGGAGCGGGGCGATCAAACGTAATCGGCCGAGGAGCCCTCGAAGCGTACGGGTAGGTTACCCTCCTCGGTCTGGCCCGTCCCCTCCATTGCCGAGAAAGCGTCGTTTAGGACGACCGTTTTCCCGTTGGGGAGGTCCAGAGAGACCGTTGCGTCCTGGAGCTCGCACAGAGCTACAACGTCGAGCGCGGGCGTAACGGAGACCTCGCCCTCGATGAACGCCGTTTGAGGCATTTCCTTATGCCCGTGCGCGCGGTCGTGTCCAATGATGTTTTCCTTTACAGGAATACCCAGGTTCCAGGAAAAGGAGCCCTTCGCGTCAAGGCGCGTCCCGTTGGTCGCGACGGAGATAATGCCGCCAATACGTGCCATAGTGAGATCTCCCTTAAAGGAGGAACTTGAAGGAGACTCCGGCGACGCGGAGCTGGTTTACGAGATCGGTCGGGAGGAGGATATTGAGGCGATTCGGATCGGCCGTGTCGCGCTCGATAACGAGGTCCCGCGTGAATTGCTCGAAGCCTTCACAGAGCCCCTTGTCCTCCCATTGGCGGAAGAGATTCACAGCGAACGCCGTAACGATCTTGGGCGTTACGATCGCCTGGCCGGCGCCGAAGCGCGTTCCGTCGTTTGCGAGCTTGAAGCGCCCGAAGCGGGTCGAGAATTGGGTCCGGAAGTCGTAGCGCAAAAAAGAAAGCGTGAGCTTCGTATTTACGTCCTTGAACGCCGTCGACGCGGCGCCCGACGTGTTGGTCTGGAAGGTCGTAACCATCCTCTCCATTCGGACGACTCCGAAATCGTCGACCTTGAGCGAGGCCAGGCCGTTTCCGAGGAGGATGTCGCGCTCGGAGAGCGTGAATTGATCCGCCAGGACCGGGCCGCCAATGCCCGGAAGCTGGAGCGTCTGGAAGGGGCGGGCGGGGTCGTCCATCCCGAAGCGGGCGACGACCGCGGCGCATGATGCGGCGACTTCCCAGGGCGGCGAAAGAGCGAGGTTCCATGCGACGATCGTTTGGGTGTGATCGTTGACCGTTCCACCGAGCGTCGTCAGGCCTCCAACCGTGTCCTCGCGGCAATAGAAAGCCTGGCCGTCGAGCTGGCGAGTGGATCCGAAGCGGTCGAGAAGCTCGACGCCCATGGCGGCGAAGGTCGAGCCGACGCCGGTATCGTTGAGGCCGACGGCGATCGTGTGGAACTGCTTGTCGCCCATCGCCGTAATTGCTGCGGTAAGCGTCGGATCGGTCGCTCCGGTAATTCCGGCGGCGATGGCGATCGACACTCCGGCGGGGAGCTCTTCGCCTTGGTTCACGTTCAGGCGAACGTCGATCAAGTTGCCTTGCGTTCCGTCGTTGCGAGCGGTGAGCGTGACTACGCTCGTAGCAACGCCGGGGGTCATGGGGATTTCGGCCGCGAACTCGCTAGCCGTTATCGCCGCGTCGATTGCGGCCGCGACTACGGTCGACGCGTCGCCCGATGCGACGGAGACCTGGATCCGACGGTTGGCGATGTAGACATTGATTGTCCCCGCCGCCGTCGCCGCACCCGAGACGGTAAGAGTTTGCGTTCCTTGCGTTCCGGCCGCGTCGTCGATGCCGATAAACCAGGCGGGCGTAAAGCGGTTCGCTTGGAACGCGCGTTGCGCCATGTTGTGAACGATCGAGCCGAACCCGTGAAGCTCGCCAACCTCGTCGGCCGAGGTCGCAAGTTGGAGGACGTTCTCCGCGGAGGATCCGGCGGCCAAGCGTTGCCCGATGAAAAGCATCGCGTAAGGCTGGATCGACGGCCCTTGTTGGGCTTGTGTCGGATCGATCTCGACAAAGGTAAAGGGGACATTCGTCGAGGCGGGGACGTCGATAAAGCTTACGGGCGGCATGGTTTACTCCTCCGCGATTGAGCGGGAGCGGCGGCGCGGCTTGGAAGAAACGGGGTCGGCCTTGGGTTCGGGATCGCGATCGGTTGCGGGCTTGAGGACGAGATCGCCATCGCGCAAGCGGCGGTAGTAATAGGGCCTCTCGGGGACCTCTGAACCGGCGGCCGCGATGTAGTGTTTGGGGCGTCCTTCGTACGCGACGCGGAGACCCTTTTTCGGATAGACCTTCATGGGTGGAAAAATCCTAGCTCGTCGTGTGGTCGATCTCCAGTAGATCCTCGGCCTCGGCGCCCGCGTCGGCGTGGATATCGTAGTCGATAGCGACGTGATCCCCTCGGGCTACTTGAGCGAGCTCGCTTTCGTCAACGAGCGTCGCGTAAACGATTTCAAAGCGCAAACGCCCCGCACCGTAGATTTGCTCCGCGTCGTCCGCGAAATCGCTATCGAATCCGACGAGCCCCGACTTGCTCGGGTTCCATCCTGGGTCCTCGTCGATCGTTCTCCCTCGGACCTTGATCGCCCCGAATCCAGCTGGGTTGAGCTGCGGAAGGATGCAGCATTCGACCTGCTCCATAAGCCGGTCGACGAGATCCTGGGCGTCGGCGTCGGCGTCGAGCTCGGGGTCCTCGCGGACAAAGCCCTCGACGTTGAGCTCCAGGACGCGCTCGAAGACGGCGGGGGAGCTTCCGACACGCTCGATATTCTCGTCCGAGGTATAGATCGCCAGGCCGGCGGCCCTCGAGCCGATGTTGGGAACGCTCCTCGAGACCTTCACGTTATCCCCAGCGTCCGTATTGCCGAGCAATAGGTCGCGTGCCCATCTCCGGATCTCTATTCGCTCGAGGGTCATTGTCGCGCCAGGATGAGCTCGAAGGTAACGAGGCCCTCGCCGTCGGGTTGATGGTCAACTATCCGCCAACGGAGATTGAGACGCGCGATAAGTATGCGGTCGTTTTCGAGGGGCGGAAAGTATGGGAGGTCGGAGATTTTGACGCCGATCCTCGGCGAGACGGCCGAGATCAAAACCTCCTGCCCGACCTCGATCTCCGTATGAGCGTCGCGAAAGACGCCCCGAATCAAAGTCGCCGAGGACCCGTCGGCCGGCTCGAACGAGACAACTATCGGGTCCCCGGCGGAGTCCGTTTCGGAATACTCGTCTAGGAGAACGTCCTGGAGATCGTCGGCGATGTCGCGCCAGGACATAGGGCGATCCCTAGGATGCTAGGACCATGATGCCGTCGAGGGCGACGCGGATCCGGCCCGCGGCGGCGCCTTGAGCCTCGACCGCAACGCCAACGGAGAAGTCTCCGACGGCGGTCGCGTTGGTTATTTCCTTCGCGGTATCGTCCCACCAGATACGTTGTCCTTGGGTGAATACGTCCGCGGCGTTACGGGTGAGGTTGTGTACCCCAACCCTCATTCCGACGAATGTCGCGGCGGCGGCGGCGGTGTCCTCGGCGACGACGAACAGGTCGCCGATCATATACCCGACCCCGGAAGTAACGCCGCCAGCGGGGGCGACTAGGCCGCCGATATGGTCGCCGGGCTGTGAAAAGAGTTTGGTCATGGGTTTTCCCCTCCAGGGGAGTAGGGCGGGGAGAGGTTGGAAGAGTCCTGTGTCCAACCTCTCCCCTAGCGGGAGCTGGTTCTGTTGAGGCGGGGACGGGGTTTTAGGCGCCGGAGCTGCGGGAGATTCCGCGGAATTCGATCGCGGAGACGCCCGCGGTCTGGCGTACCTTGAGGTCCATCGAATCCGTTGAAAAGGAGGTGCGGGTTTCGGTAACGGGGCCGTCCTCGCCTTGGAGGAATGCAACCTCGACGCCCGCCAGGTTTTTCGGGCCCATCGCGTAATAGATGAGCGCGGAGTCGGGATCGAGGCGCGGCTCGGCCGCGACGGTCTCAAAGGACCCGATAAACGGGTTCACGTCGCCGAAGGCGTTCGGCATGAGGGAGGCCGTAAGTTGCTCGGCGGTTGTCTCGAGCGCCGCCGGTACGCGAAGGTGACGCATCGGGACGTTGATCGCCTGGCCGGCCTCGCCGTCGCCAGGAGCGATCCCGACCTGGGTCCGCATGGTAAGGCGGAGCGCGGTAAGGCCCGCGACCGCAAAAGCGCCCGTCGAAAGGTTGTTGTGTGCGGCGCTAAAGAGCGCGTTTCCGTCCGCCATTACGGCGTTATCCGTCAGAACGGCATAAACGAGATCAGAGAGGAGATCTCGCGCTCGAGAGCCAAAGGCTCCGGGGAAGCGGGAGAAAGCGTCGAGATCGTCGTTTATCAGCATTTGGCGCGACATCGAGATAACGCGCCCGTACTCGACGAGCTGAATCGGCTCGTTCTCCTCGCCCGCGGTTCCCCATTGATACTCCGCGCCTTCGAGCTTCTCGAGGAGCGCCGGAGAGGCGCCGAGGGCCGGCCGCTGGCCAGGCTTGAAGTCGGAGAGTGTTCCGCGACGGACCCATTGGGACCAGGTATCGGGCGTCTCGTCGTAAGAAGCGCGAAGCTCCTTGTTCATCAGGTTTGCGAGGATGCTCGGAAAGTCGTCGGTCGCGTGAGAACCCGCGCGCGTCATCAGGCCGCCCGGCGAAAGATTCATCGAGCGGGATCCGAGGATCATGCCAGCTAGATCAGACTTGGAGAGCCCGCGCGTCGAGATGCCGTGAGACGTGAGGACCGAGCGACCGATCTCGAGGAGGGTCATATGGACAAACTCGTTGCCCTGGAGATTCTCCTGCTTATGTCCGCGGTCGGGGGCCATGCGATAGTGCATTGCATCGGTGATCGCCCGCGTTTGCTTGTCGCGGTCGCCCTCGCCAACCTGGAAACCGCCGGTTGAATGAATCGGACGGTTCTCGTCGCGCGTTCCGACGTGCGTGATAAGGTCGGCGCGAGCTCCATCGAGCGTCTTCTCGCCCCGAACCAAGCCGACGACAACCGGGTCGGCGTCCTCGAGTCCCAAGTTGCGAGCCGCTTCACTAATACCTGCAACGCGAGCGCGTTCTTCGAGGCGAGCCTCGGCTCGGACCGCCGCAAGATCGGGCGTCGGGGCGAGCGGCGGGGTTGCGGCGGGCGGTGTAGAAGGGGGGGCCGGCGTAGCCGGCGCCGCGGGGGCGTTGCGGATTTCTTCGCCCGGCTCGCCGTCGGTGTTTTTGGGTTTCATGCTTTCGGCCTCCGTCCAGAGGATACAGACGTTTTGTGGGTCCTCGCGGGTTGCGAGCTCGGTTTCGGGGTTGCGGATACTGGCGGCGCCGTCGGCGCCGACGGGAACGAACGAGACCTCGTGGATCTCCCAATCGATCGCGAGAAAATGGCGAACGTCGTCGCTCGGCTGAGTGATGTCGCGAAATTGGTGGACTTGGAATCCGATCGAGACGTTGGAGACGATGCCCTCGCGCACGTCCCTTACCAGACCGTCGAGGTCCTCGCGGTTGGAGAATCGAACGCGTCCGGTTCCGGTCCTGGTCTCGGGGTCGAGGCGCGCGTCGACCAGGACTCCGAGTTGGTCGCGAATGCTTTGTCGACGATGGGCGTCGAGGACGGCGACGCGATTGGACGCGAGCCGCTCGTCGCGATGGGCGCCAGGGGTGAAGTCGAGGGATTCGTCGAACTCGCCGAAGAAATCCTCGCCGAAGAAACCAAAGCGGCGAACGGTCGCGCCCGCCGTAAAGAGGACCTCGACGGATCGGTCGTCCTCGTTGAAGGTGTCTGGGCGAAACTCCGCGCGCATGGATAGGCGCGGGACCGTTCCCTCTCGACCGACTTCGTTCGGACGCTTCGCGTCGCAGATGTTTCTTCGGAGTTTCACTAGCTCGTTATCGTCCCGTTTGAGCCGCGCATTTCTAGCTCTTTTTCTATTTGGTGCGCGACCATATCGATTAGGTCGCGCGATCCGCCGCCGCCAGGACGGTTCGCGTTATCTTGCGAGGGTCCTTGGGTTTGGGATCCGTCGACCTGGAGCACGAGACCGAGACTCTTCGCAAACTCCAAGTCCTTGGCGAGCTCCTCGAGGACCTGGCGGAGATCGAAGCCCATGGAACCGACGGCGGCGGAGAGCGACTTCATGCCCGCGCGAACCATTGCGATTTCCATATTTACGTCGGTGCGCGGGTCAACCATCGTCCGCTTGGGCGGCGTCCATTCCCACCGAAGCCCCTCGGGCGCGATAAGCCCAGCGGCGGCCGCCGTTTGCGTGAACCAACGGAGCGTCGGCTCGCAAAAGTGAGGGATAACGATTTGGCGGCGCCAACGCTCGACGTCCGATTGGAAGTCGATCCACCCCATGCGGGCCGAGCTGAAATTGACGTTCGAGAGATCGCCCGCAAGTTGCTCGTATGTCACGCCGTAGGCCTTCGCGATTGCCCGTAATTGCACGCGGACGTATTCGGGGAAGGTCTCGTTTTGCGGCGGCGTTGTAAATGTAATGTCCTTGCCGGGGTCGAGGTACTGGATCGTCCCCGATTCGATTTCGTCGATCTCTTGCTCGAGGTCGTTCACGTCCGGAAGGGCGCCCGACGGGCCGAGGGCCCCGAGCGCGGCGCCGCCGTCGATGTCTTTGACGAAGCCCGCGTAGGACGTTGCAACGATGTTGCGCATAGACTCCGAATCCTCGTACGCGTCGAGCCCGTGTATTCTGAGGACGGCCGGAGAGCCCCAGGGGATCCCTCGAACCTGGCCAACACGGTCGAGGCGGTACATATGCCGGATCTCCGCCGCGGGGACCTCCTCCGATACGACGCGGCGGATAAATCCGATCGAGCCGGGGTGTTCCGGATAGAGCCAATAGGAGCGACGCTCGGCGTTGCGGTTGAACTTGATCCCTAGGACCGTCCGGCTATTGCTTTTGGCGTCAACCTCCCCGTCGCGGGCCGTGTCGATATGGTCGGGCTCGAGGAGCTGGATTTGGAGGGGTACAACTCGGTCCGAGCTCGCGCGGCGGCGGCGGCGTCTCATAAGCCCCTCGCCGGCCTCGACCATCTCCTCGGTAGCGGCGCTCTGGAGCCCCGCGAAGTCGCATCGGCCATCGGCGTCGATCTGAAAGGGATCCGTCGACCATTCGCGCCAGAGGTCGCTCGCGGCCGTCTCTTGCGCCGTGTTGGTCCCGATGAAGCGCGGGGTGATTCCCGTCCCTACGATATTGGAAACGAGGATGCGAATCGCAGACGCGCCCCAAGGGTTATTGCGCTTGAGGTCCCTACAGCGGTCGCGAAGGACGTGGAGAGCGGTACGCGCTTCGGCGTTTGGGGATCCCCCTACCGTTATCCACCCTTTCGTGCGGCGGCCTCGGTCGGCGCCTTCGAAGCGCCGCGTCGATGTCTCGGTCCTTTGTAGCGCCGCGCGAGCTTGCGCGCGTTTGAGGGCCCAACCTGGGGAGATTGCCGCGATCGTGCTCTCGATTCCCATTGGATTTAGCTCGTTGAAAAGTTGGAGGCGGAGAACCCGGCGGCGGAAATCCCTTTCGAATGAGCGGCAACCGTACGGCGCGGGCGTTGTTTCGTCGTGTCGAGGTTGCGCTCGAGGACGTGCCGAAGGGTAAACATCTCGTCGAGCGTGCGGTAGGTAACTCTTCGGTCCTCGTACTGAGTCCGAAGGGCGCCGGAGCGGAGTCTCGCCTCGAGCTTATCTAGGTCCTGTTGTGTCCATGCCATCTCGAATCCTCTTTGCGCTTCCGTTTCTTGCGAGGCCTGGCCATTGCCGACCCGAGGCTCGCCTTGATCTTCTCCCAATCTTGCGGCCCAAAGCGGTCGATTCCAAGGGCCGAAGCGGCGGCGCGAGCATAGACCCGGCAATCGAGCGCCTCGTTGCGCTCTCGAGTCTTCTCCCATTCGAACTTTTTCCGGCCCGTCCTCCGGACATCGCGACCGACCAAAACCTCGGCGGTTAGCTGTTTGAAAAACTCGGGGCCGTACTCGGGGAAGTGACAGAAGCCAGGCGGATAAGGATCCTTCTCCTCGATCGGGGCCTCGAGGCCGAGCCAGGCATAAAGCTCCTCCTTGCCGACGCCGGAGTCGACCGGCCAAAGCCGTACGCCGCGCGATAGCTTGCGCCCGTCTCCGAGGCGGACGTCGACAAGCGTAGGAGTCCCCAGGAGGATCCGAGTATTGTCGCGGCCCTTGATCGCCATAACCCTCGGAGAGGGAGCGTAGCGGCGGACCCATCCATATACGGTCTGGGTCGCGTATCCCGAGTCGATCGCGAGGATTGATATCGGGAGCATTATCCCGCTCTCGTGTTCGAACTTGCGCTCGAGGAACGCGTCGAGCTCTTGCCAAACCTCGCTCGCGCCCGGGTCTCCGACGATTACCTCATAGGAAACCGACCAGGATTCCTTACCCAGTCCCCAGGCGACTACCTCGGCCTCGAGGCGGTCCTTCTGAACGTCGACCCCGGCGGTAAGGAGAAGCCCGCCCTCGGGGACGGAGCCGATGGGGTAGGGCTCGCGGCGGTCGTAAAGCTTGCGCCAGGGCGGCGCCGCGCCGCGCTCCTTCCAGGTCTGGCCGAGATCCTGGTTTACCCAGACGCGCAACGCGGACTCCCCGCGCACGAGCGCCGTCAGGAACCGCGCGACCGATTGCCGCCAGGAGTACATTCCATAAGGAGAGTAGAGCGCGGAGAGATGGTATCCGCGAATGACGGCGCCGCCGCGCGAGGGGTCCTCTGGAATCCAGACGCCCTTGGCGAGCATCTCCGTTTTCTTGTACTCGGGGATAAGCTCTTTGCATTCGAGGCACTCGAGCGAGACCTGGCGCCGGTCCTCGAGGAGCTCGTTGGCAACGTCGAGCCGCTCCTCGTCGTCGCCTTGCTCCCATTGGAGTCGGTCCCATTCGATCTTTTGCATCGCGTCGCAGAAAGGACACGGGACGAAATAGTACCTCCGGTCGGTCAACCGAAACTCTTGCTCGATCCTCGAGCGGCCCTCGACCGTCGGCGTCGACACGTCGAGCTCCTTGCGGTTGGCGAAGGTGCGCGTTCCACGTCGCGCGAGCTCAAGCGGATCCCCCTCGTCGCCGACCTCCTCCCATGCGTCGACCTCATCGCAAAAGAGAAAGCGGACGGGCATCGCGCGGAGGTCGGCGGGCGATCCGGCGGCCGCGAGGACGAGCATCCCGCCGGGAAAGAGCTTCATTCGCGTTGTATTGCCAGCGTCGCGAGACTTCTTTGCGGCGACCTTTGCCTTTAGGGACGGCGTATCCTCGAGGAGCGGGTCGATCGTTTGGTGGGTTTTGCGGACGCCGGTTTCGCCGGTCGGCATTACGAGCATGAACGGCGACGGCGCGTGATCGATTGCGTACCCGAGCCAATTGTTTCCAAGCTCGGTCCCCCCAACCTGGGAGCCCTTCATAAAGACGACGCGTTGTACCGTCGACGTACTCGATAGGGCGTCCATCGGCTCCTTGAGATAGGGCGTGCGCGAGGTCCTCCAAGGCCCTGGCTCCGCGCTAGAGCGCGTCCCGAGGCGCCGGTTTTGGTCGGCCCATTCGGAGACCGTTATGCGCGGATCGGGCTTGATCCCCGCGCCGAAGGCGGCGGCGAAAACATCTCGAGCGACCGTCTCGCTAGGAAGCTCCACCCGACACCCTTTCGGCAAAGTCCTCGGAGAGCGTTTCGCACGCGGCGGCAAGCTCCTCGACTAGCCGCCCGTGGACCTTTTGGGGAGCGCTCTCCGCGGCGAGCTCGGCGGCGATGCGGTCCGGAATCGCCATGATCGAATCCCTTACGACGCGGGCGCCTCGGAACGCTTCCGACCGTACGGCCGCAACGTCGATAAGCTCGCCGCGCTCGCGCTGGAGCTGGAGAGCTTTCAGGTCGGCGTCGAGGTCAACCTTCCGGGCCGAGGCCTGGGCGTGCGTTACACGGTTGGCGAGGAGGTCGCGTTGCTCTTCGAAGAGCGGAGGCGTCGACGTTGCGCGACCGGGGCGCCCGCTCGGCTTCTCGTCGCGGCGCTTGTTGGGGTCGGAGTGCTCCTCCCATTCGACATCGGCGGCGGCCGGATCGATCTTCCAATAGCCTCGGTCGGTCCGAGAGAGCGAGGCATCCGTAAGGCGACCGTCGCGGATCGCATGCATTACCGCGACCCGGCTTACGTCGCGATGCTCGCCGTATGCTCGAGGCGAGAGGAGGGGCTTACTCTTCGGGGGGGGCTTGCTCCTCGATGCCGAGGAGGTTCCTTTTCGGTCCTTCTTCGATTTGCTCTTGGCTCCCATCCTTGTCGGCCGAGCGATGGTTCGTCAATCGGCCGCTCCGGATCCTAGCCAATTCCTGCCTCGAACCCTTTACGAGAGATTCCATGCTGGCGATTATCGTCCGCTCGACTTCGAACTGGAACGGGAGCCCCCCCATATTGCCGACGACGATCCGTTTCCAGGACCGATCGGGGAGGCCGACGCCCTCGTTATCGACGCAAGAGAGGATCGATGTCCGCTTGAGCCAGCCTGGGGAATGGAGCGTTACGCCCTCGGGGATAACGCATTCGACCGTCCATCGGTGTCCCGCCCAATCGACGACCGTATCGACTCGGACAATCATTCGGCGGCGTCCTTGAGTAGGCCAACGAGGTAAGAGAGTGCTCGTATGTCGTCCTCCGATATCTCTCCGGCTTGGTGGATCCCAGTTTTATTGGTGATCCGCTGGAGGACGGTCAACGCTCCGGAGAGCTCGATCGAGTCTGGGGTCCGAAGTCCGAACGAAACCCATTCCTCGTAATCCCCTCCGCCGTCGCTCTCGCGATAGTCGCGGCGCTCCGTCTCGACGGCTCGCTCGGAGACCTCGCCCCAATGGATCGAGAGGACTCCATCCTCGTCCCATCCGTCGGAGGCGTCGGCTTGGTACTCGGCGAGCATCTCCTCGGCGGCCGCCTTGGCTTGCTCGCGGGTCGTGTGGACCTCGAATCCCGTCTCGCTGGAGTGTGAAAAGTAGCGGCTCATTGGGCGGCGGGCTCCCCTTCGCCGAGGACATTGTACTCGGGGGCTGGGTGCCCAAGCTCGGTAGCGTCTCCTCGAGTGAGGGTCGCGAAGTCGATGGTTCTATGTCGGCTCGGACATTCATCCGTCGGGGTCATCGGGGCCTCGACGGTCGGCGGGAGGTTGTGCTTTACGAACAAGCAAGCGGAGCCGTCCCCGCCCTTGGGGACATACGTCGAAATGATTCGGGAGCAAAACGGGCAAACGAAGCTCCCCGAGGATTTACGGGCCATGGGTTTCCCTCTCTTAGGTCGCGGGTCTGGTCTAAACGGCGTCGTCGAGGTCGGCGCCCATTTGTTTTATCGAGCGCGAAGCCTCTCCGAGGGTCGCGTCGGATATCTCCTCGACGGCCTCCCCGAGGCCGCTATCGATCGTTGCTTCGTCGATGGACGCGACGACCTTGGCGGGCACTCGAGCAACGTCGAGCGGTAGCGAAACGAGGTTGGCAATGAGCTTTCCGAACATCGCTCAACCCCTCGAAGGACGGACGTTGGAGATCTCTTCGGCGGCGGCGGTCTGGTCGTCGGGATCCTTATGGAGTCGGATCGAGAGGACTCTCTCCTCAAGCTTGCCGAGGAGCATCGCCAGGGCCTTCGCCTCGTCGGTCGGTAGCCCGCCAGCCGTGAGGAAATAGGATCGATGATTCCTCTCGACGATGGCGCAAAACTCCTTGAGCTTCGCGATTGAGATCGCCCCGTCGACGAGCTCGGCCTCGGTGAAAAGTATCGCGTACCGGCGTAGGTCCTTCATTCTCCTCGACATCCTCGCGGCCCGTGTGTCGCGAAGCTCGGCGAGCTCTCCCGCCTCGTCCTCCTTTCGCTCGGCGTCCCGTTGCGCCCAGTCGTCGTCTTTGAAGGTCATCCGGCCTTTATATCCCTCAAGGTCGGAAAGCGCTACCCCTGGGGTGTAACCCAGGTTGGGTGTCACTAACTGGCTATTTCCTGGGGGTAGCGCTACCA